ATATTGCAGCACAAATTGAAAAAGCCGAAGCCGACTCGCAGGCAAAATTGGCACAACAGGCACAACAGGCACAACAGGCACAACAGGCACAACAGGCACAGCAAGCGGTAGCACCACAACCAGCACCTGTACAAGCGGAACCTGATCAAAAGAAACCACTCATGCCCACTTTAGCTCAACGTGCCAAAGGATTAATAAGTACTCGTCAGCAAGTTATTAATAAGGCTATGACGGATAGAGATCCCAACGGTGCTGTGCAACAACGAGCTCGTGCCCAGCTTGCACAATTACAAAAAGAAATTCCAGCAGATATGCTTAATAACCCTGCATCTCAAAGTAATAGATCTAACAATTATATAGATAAACTAGTTCGCTTAGGTGACAGACAAACAGTTATTAAACCAACAGGCAATACAGATGTTGATAATGTGTTAAAACAATTAGGATTTCTAATATAATGATATTAAAAGAAGGCGGCAATGTTTTTAAAGACATGAAGGGTCAAATACTGACACAACGCATTAACCAAACTGATGTTAAATCCACACTGGCTTGGCTTGACTTGATGTTGCCAGGGCTAGACTTACAAAATAATACACTGGGATCCACTGGTAAAAAACCTACATCAGGAGACTTGGATGTTGCTGTAGATGCTAATCAAGTTAGCAAAGAACAATTGATAACTAGACTTACACAATGGGCTACAAGTCACGGACTTAAACCCGAGGAATATATTAAGAAGTCTGGCATTAATGTACACTTTAAAACACCTATCAATGGAAATCCTAAGTTAGGGTATGTTCAAACAGACTTTATGTTCTTGACTAATGTACCATTCTCTAAGTTTGTATTGAGTGCAGCCGCTGACAGCAAGTACGGCGGTTCAGACCGCAATGTGTTAATGAACAGCATTGCTAAAAGCATTGGATACAAATTAAATCAATCCGCTGGTATTGCTGATCGTGCCACTAATCAAGTTATAAGTGATGATCCAGATAAGATTGCTAAAATGTTATTGAACAACAAAGCAACTCGCGAAGACCTACACAGCGTAGAAACTATTGTAGCCGCATTGGCAAATGATCCTAAACGTGATGCTAAGTTAGCAGATGCTCGCGAACACTTTGCTAAGAAGGGCGTTCCTTTTATGGAAAGCGATGAACCAGTATATAAAGAATATACAGAAGTAGACTTCCTGGCTCGTTTGCGTGACCGCATTGTAAATCAAGGTATGAGTGTGATTGTCGAAGGTGCCAAAGATGCACGTATTGAACACTTGGAAGACTTAGTGTTTGAAAAAGGCACACGGGGCATCCGCGAAGCAGTGGATATTATGCGTCATGCTTCTGAAAATACCCGCGGTACAACAACTGTCAAGTGGGACGGAAAGCCTGCTATTATATTTGGCCGTAAGTCAGATGGCACATTTGTGTTAACAGACAAGAGTGGATTTGGTGCTAAAGGATATGATGGCCTAGCAACTTCCCCTGAACATATTCAGCGAATGATGGCGATGCGTAAAGGCGATCGAACTGAACTTGTTGGTATCTATCAAAAGTTATTCCCACTATTAAGGGCCGCAACCCCGGAAAACATGCGTGGCTATATTCAAGGTGACTTGTTATATACAGATAAGCCTCCTGAAGTCGCTGGTGCTTATGTATTCAAACCAAACTTTGTTGAATACAAGATACCTGCTAGTAGCAAACTAGGACAACGTATTGGTGCTAGTGAAGTTGGTGTTGCTATCCATACAAGATTTAAAGATCCAGAAAGTTCGCCTGAAGCAATTAAACACGTTACACTTGAACCTGTAACAGGACTACTATTGATTGAGCCGAGCGTTAAAGATATACAAAATGTAGAACTTAATGCTCAGATGGTCAAACAACTAAGCCAAATTATTTCTATACACGGCAAAGCAATTGATGGATTGTTTAATCCTGCTGACTTACGGGCATCTGGTATTACTGACTTGCCACAACTATGTAAACGCTATATCAACTCTAGAATTACCAGTAACTATAACAACTTGTTAAATGGGTTTGGTGATTGGTTACAATCCAATGTAACACCACGTAAGTTTAACAATATTGTAGAATACTTACAAAGTCCACGTTCCAACATGGATGGTATTACTGCGGCATTTACAGCGTTCTTGTTATTACATGATATTAAAACTGATATGTTAGAACAATTAGATCGCCAGCAACCAGGTCAAGAAGGATGGGTGTTAGCAACCCCGGCTGGACGTGCTAAATTGGTGAATAGATTTGGATTCAGTGCCGGAAATCGTGCCTTGAACAACCCCGAACAAGCTGCCTAACTGGTAATTTTTTTCTAAAGACATAAATAAAAGTAGGTCAACCAAGACCACATACTATTAGGAGAATTTAAAATGGCAAATATTACAACAGCAACAAACGGCACATACCAACCAGTATCCAACATGGACTCTGGAACAGTAGCATCTTCACCTGGTGCAGGTTATCCAACACCGTTAAACAGCGCAACCAGTGCTGTCACAGTTAACTTGGCTGGTCCAAAGTTAGACTTCTTCACAATCACTTTGGCAAACTTGGCCACTAGCGGAACAGTTTTGAATGCAACTATGCTTGCCATTCAAACCAAGGCCACTATTGCCATGTACGAAGTCACTGACGCTGGTACAGATACATTGGCTATCGCTGTGTATCCTACAGGTGCTTGGACAACTGGTACATTGGATACTGCTACTGGCGGTTCCTCAGCAGCTTCTGCAACATTCACAAACTAATCAATCAGTTTTTGATATAAAAACCCTGGATTAAAACCCAGGGTTTTCTTTTGGCGTTAAATACTTCACTATGATGGTAAGCAAAATAACTGAAGTAACAATATTTGAAAGCCCTGACGGCGGCCGTACAGTATATGCTCGCCATCCTGGTAGTCAACATCGTTCACTACATTATCAAGACCCTAAACTAAAACAAGAGTTAGATGAATTAGAACAAAAGCGACGCTGGGCAGAAATATTTGAATCACGCCACAGCAACATAGCACTCAACGAACTGTGTAGTAAAGTTGAAGTGTTATACGAACTGAGTAAAAAGAATAAATGAGATATGCAGTACAAACTTTCTTTGATATAACCGCAACAGGAATTACAGGGCACTTTAAGCCAGCAAAAATTCCGTTTCGGGATAACTCTGGAAATACAATAACAGATCAAGAGTCGTGGAATCGTGCTCGTAATCAACAACGAAATTGGGAAACCATAACACAAATACTTGGACTACGAACACAATTATTCCGTCTACAAGACCCTATAGTAGATACTTCAAACCGTGCCTGGATGTTTGAATTTGAAACAGAATCAGACCACATATACGGCGATGATACTGACCCAACTCGGGTATTGAGATCCGATGCCGACGGTGTTCCTATGATAACAGGATTGGATAATAGAACAGAATTATCATCAACTATCGTTACAAATGGACCGGGTCAGAATATTTGGTTTGCGCCACTCTCCATAAATACAGCAACGGAGACTTAGATGGTTGATACTACGAATATAGAAAAGAAGAGCTTGGAGGCCCATGTGGAACTATGTGCAGAACGCTATAATGCGTTAGAATCAAGGTTAGATCATGTGGATGCTAAAATTTCCAAATTAGAACAAATTATTTGCGAAGTTCGTGATTTAGTTCAACAGATGTCGGTAAGACGCAACGACCAGTTGATTAAATGGGGTACCGGTATTATTGGTGTGTTATTTGGTGCTGTCGGGTATCTTTTTGTAAATTACGTTATTAAATGATATCAGACAAACAATTTGATCACTTATTCAAAAGTGAATTTGCCGCAGTACAAGCTAACAGCATTTGGAAAAATGAAGCCGGGGAATACGAAGTATTTGGGCGTTATCGCATTGTTAAAGAAAATACCAGCTATAGAGTATTTTGTTCTTTAACAGATGCCGGGCTTTTTCACAGCACACGATCAGCATTGAGCTGGTGTATCGCTGACAAGTTTGAACATTATAACACAGCCCGTGAGATATTAAATTTAGACAATAACTTACATTTTTTAACCGTGGATATCAATGCAAGGGCAACAATAGGAGATCGCACAAAAAATGCTGATCTACATGAAATTATACTTACTAAGCTGGAAAGTAAAATTATACTCAAAAAAGAGATAGAAAATAGGTTAGCCAATTGTGTCAACTGGGCTAAATATTATCAACAACGAGGATTCGACAATGAAACTGCAAGAATTGGCCGTGCTGCCGCAAACAAAACAAATCGCTAAAGTATTTGAAAGTTACTTTGGTAAAAGTATTACCTTTGAATCAATTTCAAAGAGGCACGCACATGCAATGCTAACCAAAGTACGTGGCTTAATAAGCGAGCATCGTTCTACATCTGCTTATCACGGCAGCGAGAAAAGTCCAGCTTACTTGAAATTAGTAATGATGGAACAAGTGCTAACTAAGAAGCTCCGTGAGGAATTTCCTGCTACAGCAAACGGCGGCGTAACTGATCCTAACAAAGCTAAACAAGAAATTAATAAGATTCAAGACCCTAAACTTAAAGCCGCTATGACTAAGAGTGCTGCTGGACAGAATCTTACACCAGAAGAACAAGAATTAGTAAAAGCTACAGCATTACAGGCAGTGACAGCAGAAAGCCGTCGTCGTAAAGCAGGTCGTCGTTTAAGCGAAAGCGAAGTTCAACAAGCTCAAGTTATTTTAGCAAGTCAAGACATGGTTGATCAAGTACAGAAAATGATTGAACAAATTACTTCTTTACAATTCAAAGATTTGCCTGCGTTAGTGGATCAAATCCGTAACGAAATTGGCTACGAGCAAGCAACAAAATTTAATGCTGATGCTACTGCTGCATTAGGCGGTATGGTTCAAAACTTACAAGGTTCTAAGGCACAATTAGAAGGCGCAATGGGAACGGTTACTGGACAAGCTCCTGTAGTCCCTGGTGCTGATATGGGTGCTGAGTTACCTGTTGACCCAATGGCTGACCCAATGGCTGAACTCCCAGACGAACCAGTTGACGATCTTGAAGTTGATGCTGAAGTTGATGCAGACGCACCAATTAAAACTAGTCTAGGTCGCGATCGTAGATAATGCGTTTACGAGAGTTTGCTGAATCCAATGCCGATGCCCAAAAACTTGCGGCATTAGCAACCTTTCTCAATGATCGAGCAGAAGACGAAGCAGCCACAAAACAAATTAGTAAAAAAGCATTTATTGATCTTGGACAATCAATGGGTGTTAATGTAACAGATACAAATATTAATGACATAGTCCAAGCAGAACCACTTAGTAATATTGTTAACCCAATTGATCCAGGAGCTGACATTGTTAGTTTCAAAGGTGACACAGAAGCCGCAACTGGCATGAGTGTTGACCAAGCTCAAGAAGTAGTTAATAGCAATGCCAAAGCGGCAATGAAACGTCGTCAATAACTATATCAAACTCTGGAAATACCCAAAAGACTAGTAAATACACTTAGAAAGTAGTATAATAACTTATACATACTTTTGGGGAGACATAATATGAAACAACTTTTATTTGCTACACTAATAGCACTATCATCTTCAGCCTTCGCTGGCCCACATCACAACGGACATAATACCGGACATTGGAAACGTGGTCACAGTGGACACGGATGGATGTGGGTAGTCCCTGCTATCATTGGCGGAGCAATCGTTTATCAAGCTAGTCAACCACAAACAACAATAGTTGTACAATCAACTATTGACCCAAATTGTAGCCCATGGACTGAAATACAAAATTCCGACGGCACAATAACCAGAACAAGAACTTGTCAAAAGTAATTGTAACAATCAGTAAATTAAAAAGAAATAGGAAAAAAGTAACATGGCATCAGGTAAAGTAAAATGGTTTAATGAAACCAAAGGTTTTGGATTTATTACTCCAGACGCGGGGGGTGAAGAATTATTTGCCCATTACACAGCAATTCAAACAGAAGGATTTAAAGTTCTTAAAGAGAATCAACGTGTGTCATATGATGTCGTGCAAGGACAAAAAGGTCTACAAGCTTCTAACATCATACCAGAGTGAAACCCCGGATAGTCAGTGGTGTAATGCCACTGACTCATTACTTAAATGAATGAGCGTAAGTTACAATCTGGACAAATAGTTCCAGAGTTAGAGTTAGCAGTAACACTCACTGTTTATACAAAATGTCCTGCAAAGTATAAATTAGTAGATATGGAGACCGGTGAAGAATATGTAGGTTATTCTAGTAGCGGTAAAAATAGTTGGAATAAACTGGAGAAGAAATAATGACCAGAGTAAAACCCCGGATAGTCAGTGGTGTAATGCCACTGACTCATTACTTAAATGAATGAGCGTAAGTTACAATCTGGACAAATAGTTCCAGAGTTAGAGTTAGCAGTAACACTCACTGTTTATACAAAATGTCCTGCAAAGTATAAATTAGTAGATATGGAGACCGGTGAAGAATATGTAGGTTATTCTAGTAGCGGTAAAAATAGTTGGAATAAACTGGAGAAGAAATAATGGCATATTCGGAAAAAGTAATCGATCACTACGAAAATCCACGTAACGTAGGAGTCTTTAGCAAGGACGATACAGATGTAGGCACAGGAATGGTCGGTGCCCCTGCCTGTGGAGACGTGATGAGGCTCCAAATTAAAGTAGATGAATCTACAGGATTAATCACAGATGCAAGATTTAAAACATACGGATGTGGATCTGCTATTGCAAGTTCGTCCTTGGTCACTGAATGGGTCAAGGGAAAAACGCTTGATCAAGCGGCAAGTATTAAAAACAGTGAAATTGCCACAGAGTTGGCCCTTCCACCCGTTAAGATACATTGTTCAATACTTGCGGAAGATGCTATTAAAGCCGCAGTAGAGGACTACAAAAATAAACATGTTAACAGTAACTGAGCAAGCGGCCAAAAAGATACAACAATACATTACTCGCAGAGGAAATGGAATAGGTATTAAAGTTGGTGTGAGAACTACAGGTTGCTCTGGACTGGCTTATGTGTTAGAATATGTAGATGCGTTAACAGAAGGCGATGATGCTATTGACCACAATGGGTTTAGCGTTATTGTTAATAAAA